AAACAGAGCTGACAAGGTGCGAGCAGGCGTTAAAAATGCTGATGACATGTTAAATATGCGACAATATCGCAAAATAACAAAAGAAAAAGTGGCAAAGTATGCGGGGGTTATTGCGCAAGGTGATAGCCCAACACGTGCTGTGGCTATTGTTGAACCCGAAACAGTGACAAGTTATGCCGTTGCAAATAACCGTGCAAATAGAATCATTGCAGAAATACGTAAAGAGAATGTTGCGGATGTTGTACAGGATAGTTTGATTAAGATGTTACCGAAAACGCTTAAGCGGTTGGGCAAGTTGGTTGATTCAGAGAATGAGCAAATTGCCACAAAAAACGTTCATTATCTGATAGACCGTGTTGCTGGCCAAGCAATTAAAAAGGTTGAATCAATCAACCTTAATCTGTCGGCACAGATGTTAGTAGCAGATAACACGAAACCACCCGAAAAATAGCCCTGCGTACGATACCCTAGAATCGCTTTTCACATGCAAAGACGTATATAGTATCATCTTTATAAAAAATTTAATGTCGCACAATACTCATTTTACGACATTAAATTATAGCGTGTTCATCTGTTATACAGATTATGTAATCGCAATATGACAATGTCAACCACCCTACAACCGAACGTTGTCTGTTGTGTTTGTTGTCTTTTGTAGTCTAGTATTATGTATACTATAACATACTATTAGGTTATTATCAACATTGCAAAAACAAAATCGTGATACATGATCATTTTGTAGAAACCGCTGATAAATCAGAAATAAAGCAAACTCTAATACATGAACTAGCCCACGCTATCGCAGAGCAAAACAACAAGCCAAATGCAAAGGGTAAGCTAAAAAGAGTATGGCACGGTCAAGCGTGGAAGGATATCATGGTTGCATTAAAGGCAGACCCCGAACGCTATCATGTGGGCGAATATGTAAAGCCAACACCACCAAAAAGAACTATGAAAGAACTGTTTGCGATTAAACCTAAACATCCAGCAAATCGTTGGGAAATTGGCACATTTAATCAGTGGTTATTACGTGGCTATCATGTAACTAAAGGTAACAAAGGAATATTTAAAACATGGGATTTTATAGGCGATGAATACGAAACCAAAGACGGCGAAACGAGCCAGTTTGGTCGTGCTAGTGCGGTATATTTCGATCATACACAAGTAGCTCCGAATAAATAAAATAACCACCCGACAAGGATAGAAAAGGACAAACAACATGTTAACACTACAAGATTTAGTGAAAAAAAATAACCATAAGTTGGTAAAATACGACCAGTGCGAAATTAGCCGAAACTATATATCAGTTTTTAATTATTCTGAAGCTTATGGTGGTACATATAATTCTTTTCGGTACTATAATGATTTTGTTGTAGATGTAACCCCATAACAACCTAATTGCCCCGTCGGTGGCATTGTAGCCGACTAGAATGGAATAATCAATGAAAAATCTGTTAATCCTAACATTACCATTATGGCTACTGGGTGCATTCATAGCGGGCATGTTAGCCATAGACCACAGGAACGACACAGAAACCACAACCAGCCTACTGAAATGGCAACAGACAACAGGCAAGCATGCCGATTGTGAAACCTTGTATGCTACTGGTATGTACACGGTGCACGCTAGAATTTGCGGGGAATTTGATGAATAAAAAAGACATCATAGCCATTGGTATATTGTTAATAATTTTTATTGGACAAGTTGGGTTGATGATATACGACGCCACGCGGGGCATTCTATGATACCAACATCATTACATGGGCGGGGCTTGTCCCCGCTTGTGTTTGCGTTTCGTCCCACTGATGCCAACTATCTGGCACGGTGGCTATTGCGACGCGGTGCAATTATATTAGAACCCACCGACAAGCTAGAACGGTTTGTGTGGACTAATGCCAACGGCACAGAACGCCACGCCATACTGGCCAACGCCGACAATGGACTGTATGTAACATCATTAAAAACTTATGATATTTTATTGGATTACTACAACAACTTAAACAAATACAGACCGAACGACACCACCAGGCGCGAATTGGACACGGCTACAATTCGCAAGTTTTTGATTAATAGGGACGGAGCAAGGTGTTTTTATTGTCAACGCTACCATGGTCAAAAAATAGTCGAACAATTGACAATTGAACATCTGATCCCTGTTGCCCATGGTGGCAATGACACCGCCAGCAACCTTGTATTGGCTTGCCATGGTTGCAATAACAAACTGGGCAATGCCCCATTAAAAGAAAAAATAGACTATAAAATATCATTACTTATTGGTGACAAACATGTATAGGCCATATCAAATGACCGCTATATCCAGTGCTATTATGGCACTAGATAATCCCACACCACGCCCCGCTGTGTTGGTGCTTGCCACTGGTGCGGGTAAAAGCCATATTATTGCTGGCATATGTAAGCAATTGGACGAACCCACGCTAATCCTGCAACCGTCAAAGGAACTATTGGAACAGAACCACCAAAAACTATTACTAAACGGCATTACCGACATTGGCATTTATAGCGCTAGCATGGGCAGTAAAGACATAGGCAAATACACCATGGCGACTATTGGTAGCATTGTCAATTGTCCCGAATTGTTTCGTCATATCAAATATGTATTGATTGATGAGTGTGATTTAGTGAACCCAAAAGACACTCAAACAATGTATGCCAAGTTTCTGAAATCCATCAGATGTAGAAGGGTGATAGGGCTAACCGCAACGCCATACCGGCATGTACAAAAGTTCCATTTTAAAGACGGCAAAAAAGTCTATACTGGCACTTTAAAAATGATTAACCGGATTGGCTACCCATCTTTTTGGGGGAATATTATTTTGAAGGTTGAAGCATCGTTTTTGATCCAACAGAAATATCTAGCACCAATTGAATACCATGTTGGATTATTGCCGGCCAACAATCTAAAACTAAATAGCACCGGTAATGACTACACTAAAGATTCATTGAAAAAATGGGGTGATGACAAACCCACTAAAATAGCCAAGCTAATCAATTCATTGATGGATAAGCACCAGCGTATTCTAGTGTTCGCAGCAACCACCAGCCAATCCCAAAAAATCAAGGTTCAACTGGAACATATAGGGGTTGACGCTGATATTGTTTCAGCCGAGACACTGTACAAGGAGCGGGCGGCCATTGTCGCTGGCTTCAAGCAGGGCGACAGGAGAATTTTAATTAATGTTGGGGTTTTTATTGCAGGGCTAGATGTCCCTGAACTTGACTGCATTGTCTATGCTCGTCCCACCTTATCTTTGAGGGTTTGGTATCAATCAGTGGGGAGAGGCATGAGAATTGATCCTAATAACCCAGCCAAGGTGTTACATGTTTATGATCTGGTGGCGGCAACTCACAAATTGGGGAGAGTTGAAACCATCAAGATCATAAAGGAAGATGATGGTTTTAGGGATGCAGTGGAGGCAGAGGGGAAGAGAATGGATGAAAGACCTCTATTCGATTTCACTATCGAACCAGTTGAACCCAAAAAGCCAAAGAAAAAAACCTTTGGGAATATAAAAAAATAATTGTACCATAAGCAGGGGGTAGCAAAATGGAAAGATTTAAATTCGACCTAGAACCAATTAGCGGGATGACCATCCCTGATGGCATTCTAGTGCTAATGGGGCAACTAGAAACTCATTACAACCAGTCTATACTGGGGAGATTGCCACCAGAGCCACCTAATAGCGCTCAGATTAAGACTTTACTAGAAAACCTGATAAACATAGTTAACCCAAGAGAAAAGCCAACAGAAGCCCGATTAAGGGTGCTTAAGGCAAGGATGAGAGATTACACAGAGCAAGAGTTGATTCAGGCAGCCCATGAGTTTGCTGGTTCGACATGGCATGTTGAAAATGGGCAGATGTCTATTGACAATCTTATTGCCCCCACTAAATTTGGGCGGTGGTATGCAATGTCTATCAAGCCAGTGGCACAAGACAAGAAAGACCGGCAAGCAGAAGCCGAAGAGTTAGCAAGGTTCCGAAATGGCAATTAGTAAACAAATCACTTATTTAGCAGACTACAAAGAAGAAGCCGACAAACTGAGATCTAGCTATGGTATCACTAACAAGCACCAAACCAAGAACCAGAAACTTGATGATTTTTTAGGCGGTGGATTCGGTCGGCATGATGGCTATGAGATTGTGCTAGTGTACGGACCAACAAAAATAGGGAAGTCCACTATTGCCTTGAACCTTATCAAGGAATCACTAGGCACTAGTAGTAAGGTGGGGTTGCTGATCCTGGAAGATGATATGGCAGATGTGGCGAACCGCCTCAGATATATATTAGAGCCATTCACTTATGGTGATCTCATGGATAAAGAGAACCCTAAACACATGACAGTAGCATGTCTACCCAAAGGGGCAATGGACGCTGGCTATACATTGCAGGAGTTGCTGGAATACATCAGGCAATGGTTCGTTGATTTGGATTATGACATTATCCTGTTGGATCATTTGCAGTTTGCGTTTGATTCAGCGGATAGCATCAAGGGGGAAAACGAATACACCGCCCAGCGGGTATTTATGCGCAATCTAAATACGTTAATGAAGGAGGTCAAGAAAACAATAATACTAGTGTCGCACACTAATGCTCAAGGTAACATCTTTGGGTCATCGGCATTACGACAAGTGGCAACTAAAATATTAAGGCTTGAAGCCGGAGAAAGGGAGAGTATCAAGATGTGGATGAAAGAATCAAGATTTACTAATGTTCAGCATGAACCATTGGAGTTGGTGATTGTTGGCGGGAAGGTGAAGGTTTTATGAGAACATTTGAAACAGGAGCCACAAGAGATACCGACCAAAACAAACTAGACTACGAAGGGTTTTTATCACCAGCAGTGCTGAAGCGTTTTGCAGTCTACATGGATAAGCACAGGCTACAAGCTGATGGTTCATACAGAGATAGCGACAACTGGCAGAAAGGTATCCCAGTTGATGCCTACATGAAAAGTATGTGGCGACATTTCTTTGCAGTGTGGGAGGGGCATAGAGCAGGTGAGGACAACATAGAAGATTTATGCGCCTTGATGTTCAATGTTCAAGGTATGCTATTTGAAAAGCTGAAACCCACAATTCAGGTAACCCATGATGACAACCGATAGTTTCACCGAAACGGATGTGATCCGTTGCCTAGACAATGCTAACTTGAAGTATCGGGTCTATCAGAACTACATCCATTGCCAATGCCCTACACATGAAGACAAAGCCCCTTCCTGTCAAATATTCAAAAACGATTGGTTTGTTGGCTGTTTAGCGGGCTGCCCTAGGGTGCATATCACCAAGATATTTCCAGAACTCAGGGACAAAGATTACCAGCCCACCACACCTAGACCCAGCCACAAGCCTGTGATAGAGCGTACCTACCAAAACTATGAGATGTTGCCAATTTGGGAGAAGTTGCCAATGATCCCTAGAGATCACAACTTTAAAAACCTACCACTTGAACACCTTGATGAGTTAGGTTGGCGCTATACCACTAACGAAACTAACATGGGTGCTGGTTATTTCATCCCTTATTTCGGCAAGGACAAAACTACCATCCCCTTTGCCCAAGTGCGCCACCTGTCAGGGAACACCAGATTTAATTTCTTGAAGGACGCAGAGCCGATAGTGTACGGCATGTGGAACCTGTCAGAATACATTGAAGGCAATTCAATTATGATAGTGGAAGGAACATCAGACTTTGCTGTATTGGATTATTGCTTTCAGCCAGTCATAGCTATACCTAGCGCATCGTTTGGTGCAATGATGGTTAAGTTATGCAAATGGCTACACAAACGCTCAATTACGGTACTCTACGCAGGGGATAATGACACTGCTGGTGACAAGCTATACAATTCGATTCAGTACTTGATCCCACATGAGGTGTTGAAGCCACCAGCACCCTACAAAGACTGGGGAGATTTCTTTGTGGCGGAAGGAGCAGCCAATGTAACAGACTATTGTGCGCCAAAAACTTTTAGATAGGAGTGTTAGATGAGTGTGAAGATTGATGAGTACAGAGCTTATGCCCATTATGCTGAGAAGTATAATCTAAAAATCTCTGTGGGGATCAAGCCAGTATCACATTTTGTGGATAGTGATGGCAAAACCATCAAGATAGATTACCAACAGGTGGCCAATGAATACTTGAACGATTTAAAAATGGAGAAACAGAAAGGCAAGCAAAATGGCAATTAAGATTGAAGACATCACAGACCTATTGACCGAAAAAGGTATAGCAGAAATCAAGGTAGGGCAATACCTAAAATTCGATAAAGCTGAAATGGTAGTAAATAGCAAGGTCAACGGTCGAGTGTTTGCTCGTGTTACCGCCACCACTAGAGCTGACGATCAGGACAAACATGTCATGCACATCAAGCAAGTGATAGACAACAAGAAACGCTGTGCTTTTTGCACCAAGATTATAGCCACCCATAGCCTGAGGGGTGTGGATAAGTCCAAGAGAAAAGGTTGACATAGACCATTGCTCTATGCTACAATGATAGCTATCACAAAACAACAGAAAGGATATTAATGGCAACAAAGAACATCACGGAAGTAATGTATAACGGTAACATTAGGTTGACATACCTAGACGCATCTCATAGGTACTATATCCAGACTAGAACTAACTGGGATTTACCAGAGACAGATGCCAAGGCATGGTCGCCAAAGAAAATGTCTGGTGGGGTAACTGGGTTGATTGACGGAACCCTAGAAAAAAAAGGTCTCATGGACTGGTCACTGAATATGGCCATGAAAGACCTATTCGGATTGTATGATTTCGAAATAGACAATCGAAAAATCAAAGGTTTCAAAAAAGACCCAGACACAAAAGAACTGATAGGTAGACTTTGGGGGCAGAACGGTACCCTCAAAGCCCTAACAGAAGAACAAGCACTACCTGTCATAATAGCCGGAAAGAACGCATCAACTGATTACAAGACCAAGGCCGCCGATATTGGCACCACTGTCCATGAAGCCATTGAGAAATTTGTCAATGGCGAGGCAGTGAATATTGGTGAAGCTTATAGGACAATAGTTGAAAGCCGATTGCCAGAGATGACAGATATAGCTGCTAAAGAAACCCTAGAAACAATCGAGCAAGACATTGAGATGGCAGAGAAGGCTTTTGCAGCGTTCACTAATTGGATTCATACATCGGGGTTTACAATCCTGCACCAGGAAAAGCCAGTTTATAGTATCGAGCATGGTTATTGTGGCTTATTTGACGCAATCGCCAAGGTTAATGGCAAAATAGTCATGCTTGACTGGAAGACTAGCAAGGCATCAGTGCCGGCTGGCGCACCTGACGGAGTTTACTACACCTACCTATTACAAGATGCCCTGTATGCACTCGCGCTAGAAGAGATGGGATATAAGAGACTAGATGATTTAGGTGTAGTGAGTGTTCGCAAAGATGGTGGGTTCTCTATTGTCTTTGCATCTGATTTAGGCTATTCGGTTGAGCAAATGATCGGGTATGCGCGGAATGTGATTGAATGCAATCGTCACATGAAGCAGTTAAAAAAACAATTAATCGAGTTCCACAAGAACTCTAGTAAGGAATAGACATGGCGTTTATGGCACCAAAATCAAACAACCAAGAGTTCGAGAAACCACAACCAGGGAGCTATTTAGCTCGTTGTGTTGAGTTGGTGGATTTAGGCACACAGCATTCGGAATCACCAAAATATGGGGCCAAGGTCAACCAAAAAATAATTCTAGGATTTGAAATTATAGCTGATGAAGTAGGCACCCCAGTTAGGGACGGCAATAACGAAACTTTTGTAGTCCGAAATGAGTTCACTTTTTCCATGAGTCAAAATGCACATTTGCGCAAAGCTCTTGAAACCTGGACTGGTGCAGCGTTAACAGCTGACGAAGCTGATAACTTTGATTTTGAAACGTTACTAGGCAAACTAGTCGTAGTGCAATTATCTGAGTCAACTAGCGCCAAGGGTACTGTTTATATTAACATCACTGCCTACATGGCCACCAAGAGGACTGGTGAAGGTGTTCGACCATTAGTATTGTTCACACTAGGTAGCCCAGACATGACCGTATTCAGCAACTTGCCTAAATACATCCAGAACAAGATCCAAGAATCTGATGAGTGGGTAGATGTAGATCAAGCAACAGCAGTCTTTGACAAACCAGTGACACCAGCACCAGCTAGCACCGCTCCTGGAGCAGTGGCGGACAAAAGCAATGTCGGTGTCTTGACATTTGATTAGCAATTACTATGATGATAATTGCACCAGCAACAATCAAAACAGTGACTCGCCTCAAAGATAAAGGCGTGAACCTTAAAATCACAATGGAAACGAATATCACCCCAGAACGGTTAGCTTACCTAGATCAGATAGCTAACCAACTAGGCTGGCTAGCGTTCTCCCCTAACAAAATACAGCCTGATGACCTCCCTATTACTGATGCACCAATGTTAGTGAGATCACCCTCTCAACGGCTGAGATACGCATTACAACAACGCCACGAAGCTATGAACACAGGCATTTCTTTTGACCAATATTACAAAGAGGTCATGGAAAAGGTCATAGCGCAAGTGACATCTAAACAATTATAGGAGAAACATAGAATGGGAATCAGAACATGGATCAACAAGAAACTAATCAAGATGGACGACAAATTCACAGGTCGGCAGGAGGAGAAGGAGTTCAACAAGCTGTGGGATTCAATCGCGAAAGAGGCAAAGACTCGCCCACCAGTCCAAATCAAGACTCGTCCACTAGCCCAACCCAGCAAGAAGCCGGTAACGAAAAAAGAGTCTACCACTTCTCCCAAATTAGCAGAGAAAGACTTCAAGAAATCAGCAGTAAAGGCGGCCAAAAAGGCGGTCGTTCCAAGCACACCCGCCACTTCACCAAAATCGACAAAGAAACCCACAAAGAAATCAGCCGTAAAGGTGGGGCCAGTAAAGCCAAGAGGCAGGCCACCAAAAGCCAAGAATCTTGATGACAAAAAAGTTCCTTATGAGCGAGTATAAGTTAATAATTGAAGGTCAGATTGTATCAAAGGCGAACAGTAGACGGCTAGTCCCACGAGGCAATGGCAGATTTGGCAATATCAAATCCGTCAAAGCAATGAAACTAGAAGCAGACGCTTTAACGCAACTTAAAAATCAGTGGGGAAGAAAATCCCCACTACCCTGGGACGGCACAAAGAAAAAGGGTTGGCTAGGTGTTGAGTTTATTATCTATTACCCTAGCAACCAACAAGACATTGACCCTTCATTAGTGATGGACATTCTGCAAAAAGCAGGTGTCTACACTAACGACAGGCAAGTCAGAGAATACTTTGCTAGGAAAGAATTTGACAAAGATAGGCCTAGAGCTGAGATTACAATATACCAACTTGATGAATAGGAGGATTTAGATGGGGTATATGACATACGACCAATTAGATAAAAATACACAGCTAGTGCATGACTATGTGACACTGATGACAAAAGCACCAGAAGTGTTTGACTTCATCGCAGGTGATCCGTTCACTGTTGGGGAGTGCCACATATACCCCAAAGAAAATTCTGTCTATGGCCCATTGAGAGTGTTCAAAAGTGAGATCCACCCGCAGATGTGGGCATACATATTCAAGATTGCAAAAGAGCAGGGTATACCGAGAATCAAGCTGAATTTTGTAGAGATTAAGGATGGTATATTGACGCTATCGCACATCAGGAAGCATACAAAGCGGATCACCCCACGTGAAAAGAGAATGATTATCAATAAATTGCACCCTATGGCGTTTATACAAGCGGTACTATCAGCGCAGATTGACAGTTATAGCAAACGCCAAGACTTATTGACGGTGCAATTTGCGGTTATTAGGAAGAAGAAATACGAAGAGTTGCTGAAGATTGAAGCGCTATATAAAGAATTGGTAGAAAAGGAACAAAAATGAAATTTGAATTAAACGGAGTATCAATAGAACTCAATAGACAAACAGTAGAGGGCATGCTAAAAAAGTTTGATGTGCCTGTTAGTAGGCGGTTTAAGCCTAACTATGGTGAAAGATATTGGGCTATAAGCAATTCGATAGGCGATGACGATAGGTATATTGACTACAAATACGATAACGATGGGTTCGACTTTACAAACATATCACGTGGCAACTGCTACCGCTCAAAACAAGATGCCGAAAAAGCCTATGAAATACAAATCAAAATAGTAAAATTAAATGACATGATTGACGATTTCAATGGTGATTGGGTGCCTGATTGGGCAGAGACTTCGCAGAGAAAATACGAACTAGTATATAGCCATAGCAGAAAAGAACCAAAGACAGTGTCATATCTTGCCTATCAAAGCTATCCGTTGGTTAAGCACATAAAAAGCGATGTCAATACTTTGCCGACAGAAATAAAAAATCTGTTCACAGAGATTAGCGAGGCAATCAATGGGTAAACTTAATCTAAAACCACTTGAGAACACAGTGGTGCATACGCCTACCAAAGCAGAGTATGACGAACTGGTTTACAGCGGTCAAAATTTTAGATTTAGATGATGATGGCGAAATAGAAATAGACCAAATTTGGGTCAACAAAGTACAGGTAAAAGATTACAAATTTAATATAACTGCTAATAGCTAGAAAAGGATAAACTAAAATGAAATGGTGTGCTAACCACTGTGGGAATTATGCTGACCGAGTAGATGAAAATGAATTTAGTGATATCTGCAATGAGTGTTACATAGAAATGCGCGAGGGCGAATATGAAGTATTAGGTGGAAATGCCATGGCGTTTATATCAGATTACCCGCTATATGCTAGCACTAGTGGGATCAACTATACAAAGGCTATTGCAATTGCAGATATAATCGACCCAGACTGGCGACAAAATATAGATTTAGAAAAGAGTAATTGATGGCAAACAACAAATGCAAAATATTTATAGAAGTGGTTGTGACCGTACCATCAAAAGACCATGGGCGTGAATTTGATTACTATACTTACAATAAGCAAAAATTAGTTCCCATAGATCAAGCTAAAGAATGGGTAGAATTTGCAGAAAACCCCGAAAATGATAACGAATATGTAACATCATTAAAAACTTATGATATTTTATTGGATTACTACAACCCAATGAGACCACTAAATGAAAATCATTTATTGACCGACACGTTGGATTCTATGCATAGAATGATTGATCGGATTCATGGCATTGATGTTGCAGATTATTTTATTAGAATACCGGCACTATACTACCAAACAGAATTTAAATATTAAATTAACTAAGGAGTATGGATTATGAAAGTTATAAAATCAGTAGAAAATAAGTTAGTTTTTGACAATGGACTAGAAATAATTGGCGTTGGCGATGAAGATTGTTGCGCCAAAAATTATTTAGATTTTGAACAATTACCAGTTGGCACAGAAGTACCAACCATGACAGGTAAGCAATTAGCTAAAAATATTACCTTAAAAAAAGATGGATTTATCATAAAAGATATAAATGGTGTTCCAAAGTGGGTGCAAGCACGTTCAAACCAAAATGGTTATTATTCTGCTATGACTACTTTAAATGTAGCATATCGTGGCGAAACTATTGAGTTAGCACGTTTAGAGGGTGAAGAATATGGGTACTAGACTAACCCTCAAAAATGGTAATACACTGGTAAGACAAGACCCAAAAACAAAAAAGAAAATAGAAATCAAATTAACTACTGAACAGATTAAAGAATTAGGCTTGCGAACCGTGAAGTTGCGACCTGATGTTGGGGATATGTGGTATTTTATACATATAGATAAAGGGGTTGTCCCTGGCATATGGGAGGACAATCAGTTGAATAGACGCTCATGGGACGCTGGCAACGGTTTCTTCACCGAAGCCGAAGCGGATAAAGAATATAAAAGACGCAAAGCCGAACGGCTTATCAAAGACTATAAGCTAGAGTTTGATGATATGGAGTTGGGCGAGAGCCAATATAAATACAACCCAATATATAATTCCAAAACAAATAACATCGGGGTTATCTCATGGAGGCATGATTACATAGCCTCAATATATTTCTCTCACGATAAATTCATAACCGACAGCGAAAAAATATCAGGAGGAAAAATCACGAAAGATGTATGGCTCGATTATTTGGGGGTGTCTGATGAGAGAAATTAAATTTAGGGGTAAAAGCCTAGACTATTGGGATTGGGTTCGTGGCTATTATGTCTATGACGAAGATGCTAATTTGCATTTCATAGTCGACTGGAGCATAAATGACAGAAAGCTGGTAGACCCTACCACAGTTGATCAGTTTACAGGTCTGTTAGATAAGAACGGTCAAGAGATATACGAAAATGATGTGGTAGCTATCACACGCTGGGATGGTTTTCACATAGTAGGAGAGGACATCGGAACATTAAAGTGGCATGAAGAATCGTCTGCTTTTAAGTGGTTTAGGTGCGACCCTAGAGACGAGAACAACTACCAGTTAAAACAATCTCAGGCAATGCTTTTTACGATAAAAGGCAACATAACCGATAATCCCGAACTCATGGAGGGCAAGTAATGAAAGATATTATGCATCTAATCGAGCATCGCCATTTGCCAGCATGGGTGCTGAAAACTCGTAGCGACAAATGGTATGATAACGAATTTTACAAGATATGTAAGAAATGTGGTTGGGGGTACAGAATATGATAGTACAAATGATACTTATGAACAACGAGGTTGAAACTTTTGAGGACGTTGAAGAAATAAGCATAACCAATAAGCATATTCATGACTATAAAGCAAAAGATATAAAGAATATTGAGATAGCCCCTAATTATAGAGAACTGCCCATGGCTAACTTAGAAGAACTAGAACAAAAACTATTAAACGACCCAACATTCCAGCACATATTAAAATTTGCACCTGAAAGCCAACGTGAGCTGATGACTTATGAATTAGCAAGATATATTTACAGACTGATGGAGGGCAAGTAGTATGGCAGACAAATTTGATATTAACAAACTCGATATTCTTGCACCTAGAACACGAACGAAAATTGAGAAAACTTTAATATATGACAATTGATACATTAAAAAAATGAAGAAAGGTTAATATGTAACCTAAAAAGCAATTTAACAGATAGATTATGTAACTAAATAGAATAAGGAGTAAACAATGAATAACCCCACTGTATCACCAAGCGAACGCTACCCACTAGACGGAGTAATTAAGTTCCCAGTAGCGCATGCTTTAGATGGCTATCTACATGACGATGATGGCAATATGGTTGTCAACATCAGAGGTTGGGGCTGGATACAGTACCTACCTAACAGCGCAAAAGTTCACGACGCATGGATAAAATTTGTGGTTGACGCTATAAACGAAAAAGCAAAGAGGGATGGCAATTGATCCACAGACTGGCCGGATATATCAAATCGTATCAGAAATGGTATAATATTAAAATAACTAAAAAGAAAGGTTACATTTAGCTATTACGCGTCAGCCTTATCAAAAATAGCACGCATTATGGAAAAATTAACTAGTGCATTTAAGCCAGTAATATTAACAATATTGATCCTAGTAGCGATTGTAGGGTTCATGCCTACCAGGGGCCATGTAGATAAGCTTGCAGTAGCACCTAGCAAGCCAAAACCTATATTAGTGTTAGCACAGATTAAGCCAGTAGAAGTCGCCAAGATAGAAGTAATAGAACCAGTTGCCCCAGTTGTTGCGCCAGCACCAGTAAAAGACCCAGTAAAAGACCCAGTAAAAGACCCAAACAATTGTGAACCTGCTATGTATTGGGCGGCGGAACCACCACACCAATGTATACCAAAACCGAATAGGCAAGTTGTGGTTAAACAACCTGCACAAACACAGCCGGCAAGAGTAGCGCAAACAGTTCCAAGACCGTCTGTGACTGGTAGTTGTAGCGATTGGATAGACCAGTCGAACATTAGCGATAAAGTTACTGCTAAGCAATTGATAGGCAAAGAAAGTGGTTGTAATCCATTGGCAGTTAACCGTAGTTCAGGTGCGTGCGGCATACCCCAAGCGTTGCCATGTAGCAAGTTAGGGCCGGTAAATTCTGACGGTACTAGTGCAGTAGACCCAGTGTCACAGATGAATTGGATGCAAAGTTATGTAATGGGTAGGTATGGTTCATGGGCTAGTGCTATGTCATTTTGGCAGTGCATAGGTAAATGTTCAAGTAAGTACGGTGTTATTAATAAAACAGCAACGTGGTACTAAATGGAAATATTAACAATACTAACCAATCTAGTAATAATAGTGTGGGGTGGCGTAAGTATCTATGATAGATTTAAAAAATAATATGCTATAATGCATTTACCGGGCAAGGCGTAGTTTGCTGTAAATATGCAATCAAGTCCTCTCACAACAACGCATCATCTATAAAACGGATGGTGCGTTGTTTGTGTGTTATAATCCAAGCATAAACATAAATAGGGGGTAGAATGAAAAATTATCATCATATTAATTTTGAGAAAAAAGATTGGCTAGACTTGCCAGAATTAAGGGAAAACCCAATGCTAGTAATCCCCCTAGATATACCAAACCACAGATTATTACATCAGTTAGTCCAACCACCGATAGTTATCCCCCAAGAATACGTGCCGGTGGTTTTTGATTGTATGCCTAGGCACGTGGCCATCCCACAAACAGAATACCTAACTGGCATGGCAGAACGGTTAATTGGATTGCCTGTCAGCCAAGCGGAGGATAGTCTAATCGGGGGTTATGCTATCAATGTGGTGCAACAGACCATAGTAGCCGGTATAGAGCCGTCAGAGGCCCATAAACTGCACCAATTTATAACCGAACCGGCAAGAATGGAAAAACGCGGCGAAATATCAAGATCAGTTAAAAAAGATATGAGAATCGGCAGGATTGATGAAGTTATAGATTTATTAGGGTTGGCCAACCTCGACTACCCTTGACTAATTGACGAGTCTGTGCTAGGATAAACATATACAGTATCGGGCGTGCGGTATTGTCGCACCTTCCACATCATCGGTTCCCAAGACCCGAATGTCTCAAAAACACATGCGATTAAGTTTTCATAAATATTAAGTTTCACCAATATCTATATTAGTATAAGGGTCACGCTACCCACCTAAAATAAAAACATAATGTCTGAACACAAAAAAGACCCCAAGTATCCTGGGGTCTTTTTTTATTATTAAATTTAAATTAGATTATAAACTTCTTGCCTTTTTTGTAGCCATATTGTACTGCCCATAAAGCAGCGGCGGTCAATGCACCAACTAGCCAGCCATTGATGTCAGACAATGCTTCTGGTGATATGGTCACACCAGCTTTGTTGGCGAAACTATTGATGTAACTAGATAACATTTCCGCCACAACACTAGCAATACCAGCAAGGCTAGCAACTCTTAACACTAGTTTATTAGCTGATTTGACAGGTGGCGTAGTGGCTACTGTCTTTTCATTAAGCTGTTTCTGTAATTCGCTATTAACTTCTGCCACCATAGACACTTGCTTTTCTTTATTCTCTAATTCGGCACGAAGGTTTTGTATCAACTCATCTTCTTGTCGTTCAGCGACTATTCTCTCTGGCACTTCTTTAGCTAGGAACGCATTAACCACATCCATTGCTGTTGCGTTATTGTTCAGGTGTGACAATATCTCGGCTTCTGTTGGGGCTACACCCCTAGCGGCGATATAGATATTAACTATTTGTTCTCTTGTGATAGGCATGTCGTCCTCTTTCTTTGTCGTTGTTGTTGTTGTTTTAGCACTAGCAACAGGCGCAACGGTAAAACCATTATAGGTTAACCAGCCTCTGCACCAGCGCCCGATAGATGCCCATGTATAGCGGTTTTTGCGAACGGGGCTACCATTCGCTTGCCATCCAGAATTATTACCAGTAGCCCTGCCATCATCGTTCTGTTCAATCATAGTCACGCCGTTAGTGTCAGCAGAATGCACAATTGCTACATGCCCACCCAACTGGACGCCTCTATACCCATTAGAAAAAATTATAATATCACCAGGCTGCGGTAATTGGTTAAGGTTATTTGGGTCATTAGCTGTTTTCTTGAAATGAGGGCTGTTTCTATCAAACAACTCTGTGGCATAGCCTACCCCAAAACCTTGAGAATATGGGCTGACACCAGTCAAGTGCTGAACATAATAGTTGAATAGATCAACACACTGTGCGCCCCATTTGTTGTCAAAATTAAGGTGCTTGCCCAATTGCTGGTCAGCCCAATTGATAGCCATTGATCGTGTCATAGTGTCACCTCTCTTTTAGGTTGATTGTTTTGTCCAGGCCTGTAGTTATTCTCTAATATACCCATAATCACATGAGCTGTGGACTCTTGTTTGTGGCCTAGCTCTGTCACTTTACTGTCTAAATTTTCAATTTTGGAATGGGTGCTGATGTGTATGTCTTTAATGTTAGACATGTATTCATGTATTCTGGACAATTCTTGACGATATACAGCTCTGTCTTCTGCAGCATTACGGTTATATGATTCTGTGATTCGGTCTGAACTACTGATAAATAGTTTAGCAAATTTAGAGAGTCCCCCAATTAAACCAGCAGCAGCAGCTGATAATGCAGTGATAATACCGATGATGACTTCTGTTTGCATTTGTTCTATAATATCATATTATTTAATTTGATAACACTAATCGCAATAACCACTGTTACAAAAGCTCTACAGTGATATGGGCTGGGTTAGCGGCTGATGCACCAACCGTCACCCTACCACTAGCACCGCTTTGTTGTGCTGTTATCTTCAATGTATGCGCACCAGCCGATAAGGTTTTAACCGCAAAAGGTTTGATCTCCTGGAAATGGCTACTTGATGTCACTGTGGATAAGGCGTTACAGAATACAGTCGTGCTTTCCTGTATCAAAAGACCTAGATTAGATGCTGCGGCAGCAGAACTAGTGGAGACCGCTGGGCAATAACCAGTGACCTTAATCTTCCTACCGGTTGGCACTATAACCGTCAATGATAAGCCGGTGACATCAACAGCGGAGGTTGAGTCGCTACCAGGGGTAAAGCTACTGATTATTTGCCTGAACCCTAGCAACTTTGAGTTAGGATCTCTGTTGCAGATGAGGTTGCCATTGCTATCTGTAACTGTATATGGTGTAGAGCTAGCAATCGGCAGTACTTTATCTTCTTGCCCTTGATTAATGCTAGCCACAGAAGCGATAGAACTCGCTCCTGTCACTATGATTGCAACCCACATGCTGTTAGCTGGCAATGATGGGCTTGCAGCATTATTGGTCACTTCGGAATAGGCTAATGCTCCTGTGTCGCTGATAGACACGTAAGTGTCTCTGGACGCAGTGAAAGTTCTAGCTGTGACTGCTGACGCAGTGACTCTCTTGCCACTAACCACAGCCACTATAGCTGTCATTGAGGCTTCTCGTGTTGAACCATAACTGTCGCCTGACCAAACACCGCCAGACACTACATGATCAAACATCGACTCATCTTTGAACATATTTAAGTTGCCACTGTTTTCCATAGCTTCAGGTGGGATGTCATTGTCGATAGAAGTGTCCATCACTGACCATGTCAAAGAACCTGGCTCGATGTTGTCTGCATCAATATGACCATTGATGACATTAGCTAATTGGTTGAAAGGGGTGTTAACGTCAGACGATTCTGCGTTATCTCCATCATTTGGTAGGGTGAGTGATACTGTGGGCATATTATTGATCCTTCCTGCGCTTGATTGCGCTTTCTTTAGTGCTTAATTCTAGGTCTTGTATGAGCTGATCCCACTCATTTTTGTAGGTGGGCGACTGTTTGTATTTGCCCTGAAACGGCTTGTACAGTTCAGGTAGGCTCTTGTTAAAGCGTTCCATCAGCATCTTAGCTTCATTGGGTTTGCCTTCTTTGATGAGCTTAGTGGCATCAGCTGATGCTTGATTACGTAAAGCTCTAGCACTATTATACACTTTATAAAAGGCTGTTTCATCTGCACCACCAGGTGACACAAATCGTCTCTGTACAGACTCTGGCATACTTCTGCCACCAACTGCTTCTGGCCCAGGTGCAACACCTGTGGCTAGCAAGCCTCTGTCTACAAGGTTAACTGCGTTAGAACCCACTTCGCCGAAAGTGCCTTTGATCCATTTATCCACTCTCAACGGTGAGGTATTAAACAGGTTGCCAATATAGCTAGTGAGTTGTGAATACTCCTCAAACTTCTGACGGTCTGCTGGTAAGTCCTGCATGTTGTTAGGGATTAGATCTCTACCTGTGAAGAAATCTTTACCTAGGATAGCTTCTGTTGTTGGCTTTAGGGCTTGAGGAGTAACTGATGAAAGGAACTTATTAGGATCGCTGAAATCAATTGGTGACAATGTACCAGCTATGTTGTTAGCTGTTTTCCCAACATCACCAGTCAAGAACCCTGCTAGGGTTTGTGACTTCTCTGGGTCAGTGTCAAAGACATATTCTATATACCTGCGTGTTGGCTCCACTGTATCAGATAGACCTGGTGGTTTAGGTATCAACACTACGCCATCCCACCTGCGGTTCTTCTCATCCCATTTAGCACCAGGTTTAATGATGACAAAGTTTGATTCTTTGACATATTCAGGAATAGTGTTGTAAATATTTCTACGGTCTTCATCCATATTGTTCCAGATTGTAGTGGTGGCAACCGGCATACCTACAAGGGTTATGATCTTAGCAGTTGTGCTAACAGGTCGCTCTGCAATGCTCCTGAACAAGGTTCTACTACCTTGAACACCAGCATTACTATATGGGAACACGCTGTTTAGCACCTTGCCCCAACTACCGGCAGCCATAAAGTCAACAGTGTTCTCTCTGGCCGCCCTGCTAGCTATCTGAGTAGCTTCATCAAGGGTCGCACCTTGTTTGATGGCTTGCTCATATGTACCCTTGAACCCTGCAAACCTAACCACCTGCTCGCTCTTGCCTACAAAAGAATTAAACCCATCAGCTAATGCCCTCATTGCTTTTGATGGGTGGACTGCGTAATTGCTCCATTTCTGTTTTTGGCTACTGCCAGTCAAAGCCTGTTGTCTCATCAAGGTTTCTGATTCTTTCTTTTTCACATACTGGTTAATCGAATATGCACCCTTATTGCTTTTCTCGAACGACCTGAATATTGCAGTGTCATTTTGGTTAAGGGGCTTACCTAGTGTTGCGAATATCGAGTTGACAAGGTTAATAGGATTGTATGATTTCCTTGCGTTCTTTGAGACCACAGCACCAGAGACAAGATCTCTGATAGGGTTAGTGACTGCAAAAGCAGGGTTAAACCCTGTTGTACCAGCCCTAAACACGTTGTTGATAGGTCTTAAGGCATCAATCAAGACATTGCTAGTCTGAGTGTCAAAACCCCTGATAGCTAGTTCTATTTCAGCTGGGACTTTGATATGCACCTTCTTGCCATTTTCTATAAAGCTAATGTGTGGCACATTTGGCCCAGGGGCTTTTGCTAATCTTTTAGCTTCGCCCATCTGTTCTAATAAACTAGATATTGTTTTTGCCGCATTGTTACGAGTGGTTTCTCTATATGTTGATTGCACTGTCTGCACCAATGTAGTTAGAGAGCTTGCTATTTCTTTAGTGTCTTTTGCGTTTCTTCTTTGAGCTGCAATTGTAGAACTAACAGATGCAACAGGGCCTGATTGACCTCGCATTTTCTTGACACGATAATCAGACATTTCTTTTTGTTGACGAACATAGCCTGCTGACTCTGATAGATTATTTGCGACATTGTCGCTTATTTTGCCGTCATCAATAAGTTTGGCAATTAGCTTATCCTGCTCTTCTCCTATTGGGGTGTCAGACAATTGCTTGTAGACATCCTCGGTAATCTTGCCTGCTTGAAGTTCTGCATCTAGTGCTGCTGTTTTCTTAGCATAAGCAATAGGGTTGGCTGCCCACTCTTCTGCAATCTCTTTAGAGATTAAGCCATTCTCAAGTCTAATCTGGTTTAGCTCTGTGTAGTTATCTACTAGCGCTCGATATGCACCTTCTCCAGCTATGTTATCTGCAAGCTGTTTTTCATACCTTGCCACCTGCTCATCAGATAGTTTTCTTTTGCCGATTGCGGAAAGATCAAGCTCTTGCTTAGCGGCAACATAGTCATCAACAACTTTAGTGGCGGCATCAACATCGTTGTCCACAGCTCTGACCGCTGTCCACAGCCTTTGAGATGCTTCATTGTTGGATAGATAATCCTGTGCAAATGATGTTGATCTTTGGGCATCACCAATAACAGATCTCGCCTGCCCATAACCGCTAGTGTCGTTGATGAAATCACCACGCTTTAATGTTCTGTACACAGGTGCGAGATTATCCACCATTTTATTGACGAACGAATCCTTAATACCCACCAATTTACTACCGGCACTCGTACCGGCTAAAGCGTCTCCAAACTTATACCCTGCACCCTTAATGGCTTTTGACACCACTTTATCTAACGTACCAACAACACCTTCATTGCGTAACTCTGTCATAGCAGGACGGCCACCAGACTCTGCAAGGTTAGAAACTGCCCTGCCTGCTAACTGGTCTCCTGCTTTTAGCCCCTTTAATGCACCAGGTAATAATATGTCTGTGGCTAGGCCAATACCAACGTTCTTGGCTATTTGTGGGTCATCGCCCCTACCAATGTCTTGTGCTACGCCAATACCTGTACCAACCAAAGAACCTGGAACTTTTGTTGCTGTCCATCCGGCTATCTCGCCAGCTTTACCTAGCCTGCCACCAAACTTAGCAGCAAGATTAGCACCTTCAACAACTTTATCAACTTTGCCAACAGGCACAGCTAGAGTCCCCACATCCACTATCGCTTTTGCCCCAGTACCCACTACCCTACCAACTTCACCACCTATACCATATTGAGCTGATTCTCTAGCTTTCTGGTCTAACTCATCAGCTTTGCTAGACAGACCTAGATTATCTTTTCCTGGTATAGCGAAATCTAAACCTCTATAAAAGCCTCGGCTTAGACCACCAACTAATTTATCATTACTAGCAGTGTAGAAATCAACTAAATCTTCTTTAAGACTCTTATCTAATTTACCTGATGCATCTAACCACCCCACAATCACAGAAGCATCCTGATCGCCTTTTTTGATATTGTCCTTCAATGATGCAACAAACAAGTTTCTCTTTTTGCTGTCTAGCGAATCCCACTCTTTGAGAGTAGCGTCCTTTTCTAGCACACCTTCTGATGCAGGCCCACGATAAACTGCTTTAGTGGGGTTAGCTTGTTCTTGTAGTTGCTTGTCATAGGCCAGATTAGACTCCTGAAAAGCTTTAACAGAACTGGCTATGCCACCAGATATTGTTGGGTCTCTATATAACCTACCACCAGGAGTGCTTGTGGTCTGTGTTTGGCCATCAGGATTGTATAGCCTTCCCATGGCTATTGTCCAAATGCGTTCTTGCGGTATGTATAGACAGCATCTTGTATCTCTTCTGGGGATAATTCAGGATAGGCTTGCTGTAATCTTGGTAATAGCTGTCTTTCGGTTATAAATTCATTTTCTCTTTTGGCTAGACCTTCTCCGCCAATATTACTAAAGAACGTGGCAACATCTTGGGTCAAGTCAAACCTAGCCTCTGCTTTTGTAGGAGGAGCAGTCTTAGTGCTAGAGCTAGTTATTGAAGCCCTTTGTATTTGTCTATCTCGTTCAGCCTGTGATGCTTGGAAATCTCGTTGAACCCTAGCTTGCTCTGCTTCATAGGCTCGGCGTTCTTGTTCTGCTTGGAATTGACGCTGGGCTGATAAATCATTTTCCCTGATACCAATAGCCTTGTCATAGATATTGCTGTTGATGTCGGCTTTCTTGCCTAATGCAGATAATCTAGCTTCTTCAACACTAGCTTTTAATTTTGCCAATGCTGGTAGATAAGTGGAGGCGGTGTATTGAGCTTGCTCGTTGGGTGTGAACCCAGAGAAATACATGCCTTTGTTCTGGGCTGCTTGTGGTATTTCTTGGTTGAACACTTGGCTTTTAGCAGCTTCAAGACCAGCCTCATTAGCTTTGGCTAGCTCTTGCTGGGCGGCCAATGATTGGTCTATGATTTGATTTTGAGGAGCATAAGCCTGTCCTAGCTCTTGCACTAATGTTTGTAGGTCTCTGACTGGTGGCATATAAGTCCTTTCGTTGTTACTTAAAATGTGCCTTGGTAGGGTATGTACTTAATATTTAGGTCTACACTGTCAATTGTAGCAGAATAGGCATAGGGATTAATAGCTTCTGCCCCAATGGTTATAGTGCTACCGCTAACCTTAATATATATATTAGCAGGTAAATAGCTTGGTGTGGTAGTGTCTCTAACTGTTGTGGCTAGTTCTATCTTGACATCCTTGTATTTGCCTGGGTGGTATAGGGAATTATCGAACAGGATCATACCGAAATCGGTATCAGCAACTTCGAAACTATCCCTGTCTTCCCATATACCATTAGACCCGACTGTGCCTTGTAGGGTCAGTGTCATCTCCTGCATTGCTGATGGTATCTTGAACGCATCTAAATCTGAGTCAAAGACTTTGTTGTCGTAGTCACTCATACGGCATAGTCCAGTGCATATCTTACATAGATTGTTTTAGCACTAGCAGTGTAGTTGCTCTGACAAACTATGTACAAATTGTCAGCATCAGAATAAGCATAGGCACTAGTATAGAATATCCTAGAGTATGGCCCACCTGGAGGGCCTGATGTTGTGTCAAATGTACCTTCAATGCGTGAACCTAGTGGGTACCAATCTGTGCTGTTCTCAGAAAATTGAACTGTGAAAAATGGTGTTTCATCTGCTCCGTGTGGAATAGTGATAGTCACATCATTTGTCACCACTGACGTACCTGATGCAGGTACACTGACACTAGAACTACCCACTTTAAATATCTTGTCTATTGCAGAATCTGAATCAACTGCCGTGCCTTGGTTGTCATAGATACGATAATACACAGGTACGGCTGACTTTGTACCCCCGTCAGTGTTAAGTATCAATGTCAGGTTCTCTGTGTCTATAAAGGCTGTCAACCATGGGTCTTTTCTCCCACCACTAGGGTTAGCGAAAGTACCATACAATGTACCGTTCTTGTCTGGATCCCAAAAAACTCTGAACATTGGTATGTAGCCTAACCCATGGTTAATAACTGTTTCGTTCGCATACCCTAAGGGTGGGAATAGTGCAGCTGGTAGGCTACTCTGTGTTGAAGGGGCTGTATTAGCATCCATGTTCACAGACCCATTTAAATGGATCTTGAGGTAATCATAATCAGAGTTTAGACTATGAAGGCTCATCTAATTCCTCTGTTGGTTTCGCCATTTCGAATCCATATGTACCTGTTGAACGCAGACCAATATTAACATAGTTGCGACCATCATCATCAAAGAACCGCCATGTCTTCATATTCATATTGAACAGTAGTTGCTCCCCTGTGGCTTTTGTTACATCAACGCCAGGGTGGGATATCTTCATACCGAAATCTTGGCCTGTACCCCAACCATCTTTCTGATAACCAAAGATCATACGCTTAGTTGTACCATCAGATAAGACTTGGGTTTTCAGCCTGTCGTTCGTTAAGATGACTAGCTCGTTCAGTAGCATTATCATCTCTTCAGGCGTGGCTGTTGCAGGCAAGGTTCTTAGCGTGCCACCATTGAGAGCCATACCTAAATCCATTATCGTATTCTCCCAACTTTAACTTGGGCAATCCTGCCGAATAGTGCCACTGGCGTATCAACACCTAGGCGTTCATATCGGTATTGCAGGTGTTTGCCTCTACCACTCATGCCGACTTTAGTATCGACAAATGATAGGCCACCCCATACAAATGAACCCCAAACAGCAGAACCCCACTCTGCCCCGCTCGATTCCACAGGGAAATTAGACATCACTGCTGAATTGGCGTAATCAAAATCAACACCAACAGATAAATTGAAATCGGCATCGGCTGTCCTGACAAACGGTCGGAATCTTTTGACCCTTTTCTTGCTTGCACCAGAACCATAGACTTTGTAATTCTCATAATATCTGAAATAGATTGGCTTGCCTAAATCACTACCAACTTCTGCCTCGCCTGTAAACACCCATGGTGTGTGATGGCTAAACTCGATAAGTGGGTTCTCATCTTCCTGCGTCCAGGTCAGACCACCGACAACATCTTTACCGTCATCTATAAACCACTCATTATTAGTGATGTCATAGATAGCAATCTTGTCGTTAACAGCGCTACCAGGGCTCTGGTAATACACCCTTAGCATATTGTCTCGTAGATGCAATCTAACTTTAGACTTTGATGGGATGCTAGATAATTCTGGCTGAATAACTTCCGATACCAGTGTGTCAGAAACGCCATTGAACTTATATATCTGCTTGTCATCAGCCATAAAATAGATAGCATTGCGGTCAACTGCCACAGCTTCTTGCGACACTGCTCCTTTGGTACCGACAGACTCCACTCTTTGGAATGTGGCAATATCAGATCCATAGATTGTGTGCTTAGATTCATGGGTGAATATAACTAGATTGTCTTGGAACACTGCTAGCGCTGCAATATGGTCAGATGACTTCGGTGTTGGTACGTAGAAAAAATTGACGCTAGGGTAGGAATCGAAGTTATACAAATCAGAAAAGACCACTCGCACTTTATCATGCACAAAGAATAACCTGCCTTGATGAAATGCAAGATGGCTAGCACCTTCTGGAGCAGATAATATTTCTGTTAAGCCTGCGCCACCATCCCAGTATTGGGGATAGTCTAAGCCGTTAACCATAAATGTTTTATCATCAGCTTGGTCGAACCTGACATATGATGAGTTAGAATCTAGGGCGGTGGAAACTGTTGTCATAGTGCCATTGTCCTCCATGGAATATAAGCTCCCGCTAGCGGCGAATACAGTCCTGTTAGCGCTATCGGATGGTGTTCTCCTGGTAAAACCCTTAACGCCATTGCTGGGGCTAACATAGGTCTTGAAACGTATGGATAGTGAAGCTGTTGACCATGTACCACCAGAAGTAGTGGATGTGGCTAGACCTGTGCCTGTTAGGTTGGACACTAGGTAATTACCAGAGCCATTGTCTTGTTGGTGCAGAACAATCCAATAGTCAGTACCTGATGTTATTGCTGGGCAGTCCATGAAATAAGCAGCAGTGAAAATAAAACTACTGGTGATGTCTTGGTTCCGTATTGAGCTAGTGGCCAATAATGTTCCTGGCACGCCTGAATTATTGGAATAGGCTTTAACGATCAGTGGCCCAGTAGGGCTACTGCCAGTCTTAATATCAACATCAACTCTCGTCAGCACACCAGTCGCGCCTGCTGTGAATTTCTGGGCCACCCAACTAGTTGTGGTTATGGTGCTGCTGTCGGTGGAACTAGTGGTGTTGGCTTGATCTTGGGCTTGTCCAACAGGGGCGCTCAAGTATCGAGTCCCCTTTCTGGTTAAGATAGCTACCCTGGAATCAGTGATTACTCTCGCATACATGCGACAATTTCGCAAAAATGGCGATTGACCTGCTGGCATGATCTGGTCAGGGGCAACAAGGTTCAAGCCTCTTAAATCATATGTTTCATCATCTATCAAAGAACTGGTAACTTTAGTTCTAGTTATCCTGCCTGTGTATTGTTTGGACATGGTTTACCACTCTCTCTTTGGATTCAACCCACCACGCTTACGGAACATAGTTGACCTAGGGCCAGCGACTCTGCCTCCTCGACCTTCCCTCATCACTAGAGTTGTCAATAAGGGTTCAAATTTGATTCTTCTCTGCTCGGCTTCCTGGTAATCCTCATTGTCTTCCATGATTTTAGCCAAAGCACCTAGCACTAGCAACTCGTCATATCCATCTGGCAATTGATAAGAGTTAGCCGCTACAGATACTCTTGTCGGTATTATAGTATAGTCTATTTTTATCACATGAGCGCCGTCAACTGGTGCGGCAAGCCTAATAGCGTTAGCAAATATAGTCCATTTGAATATTGTCATTGGGTCTACCGTGTCCCAGTTTGGGTAGGTGTCTATGAAATCATTGTATTCCATTTGGTCTCTCATCATATCTCTTTTTGTAGGGCTAGAAAGCCTTAGAGATAAAATTGTAGACAGACCTGTGGGTAATGTAGCAGTAGTGTCTTCATCTGCCACATTGATAGTACCTGTGCGTTCCATGAAACCAAATTTGTATTTTGTGCAAATTTCGTCCATAAAATCTGAGCCAGCATCCATAATCTTAGACTCTGAATAACTAGAATCGTCTAGCTTGTCCCTTACTCTGGCAATTAGTGTTGTTCCTGTCATGATACTACCGTCCTATTCGATGCTACTGTTCTGTTAGATGCAACTGACCTAGACAGAGGTAATGATCTGTATCTAGGGTCAGTGAAACCTTTCCAGAACTCGGTTATGGTTTTAGTGGTGACATACCCTCTGGATTCGAGCACCGACACATAATCCACCAATGTTTGAAAATCAGTTAATGCCCATTCAGAGGCTGTGGTTGGTGTGGTTACTAGACTGTTGAATACTAGAATGACACCTTGCCCATTGGCAATAGCGTTATCTATATAGCCTTTAACAGTGGCGTAGGTAGTGGTATTGATTATCTGGGCTGTCTTTAGTCTTTTGACATTGGCTATGGGTAATGGGGTCATGCCATGAGAACTTGTTTGTAATGTTCTACCCGACAACAAGTTAAGAGCGTCAAAAGCACCATCAGAAAATGAGTTGACTACGCCATCAATATAAAACACATGGCGGTCAGCCTCGCCCCTAGTGTAGCCTAGGTTCTGGACAGTGCTTATGCCGACTGTCAAATCCTCTGTGGCTTCATCTATGGATGCTAAATCACCCATACTAGATGTACTGGTCGGGACTACATCCCAACCGTTATCATACATAGTGCCTATTTGGTTGACTGTTAAGTAACCAGCTCCACCGACATTGCCAACTCTGTATTGCACAGAGCCTTTGATGTTTTTGGCTGCTAGCCTAGAATAAGCTTCTGTGTATTGTGATGCCAGTGAGTTATCAAAAGTGAATAACACTTGGGGCAATTGATATTCATCAATGACTAACTTATCGAAAGTCATCCATGTTGTTTGGCCACTGGCTGCTAGGCACCTGAACCTCATCCTAATCATAGTGTTTGACCATGACTCTGAACCTGTTAAGACGAAATCGGCTTTAGGGATGACCACTTTATTCCAGCCTGTGCGGAATCTTGAAGCCAATATCCTCCATGAATAGCTGTTTGTAAAAGTGGCGGATGAAGAAATAAATAGGGTTGTGACTAGCGACTGCTCTATTTTGGTGATGTCTTCTATATAAATATACAAAGTGATTGTCCTCATTTTAGAGAAATCTGTGGTGCTAATAGTCTTGGTCATAGACACTGCTGTTGAACCAAAGTTGACACGGAGTGCAGACCCGCCAGACTGGGTATTGGTGGTGTCCGCTTGGATAGAACCACCAGCACCAGATACAGTCCAATCTCCTACTGTGTCAAATTCTTCAAACAAGGTGCCAGACTGTACTAAATAATTCTGCGTTAATGTTGATCTTGACATTTAAATATCCTAACTACGCTGGGATTACGAATGCAGTGACGTTGATTGTACCGCTCAGGCTCAGGAAAACACCAGTAGAGACTGCGGCAGGGAACGCATGGTAGCCAATAGCAGGGGTAATAGTACCTGAAATAGCTGTGTCACCAGCGGTGGTGCCATCTCGGATGACAACAGTACCTGCGCTAGTACTATTGACATAAATCCCCACTAGCTGACCTGCGCCAGTCAAAGCTACGTTAGCAGATGTTAAGTTGACTGGTGTCGGGGCTTTTGGATAAGATGTAACACTGTCATCGGTTCGGTTAAGACCTGTCAGCAAGCTAACGCCGATACCTTTAGTCTCTATGTCAGAACTATCAAGCGCTTGTGCGATTGTTAGCAATAAATTTTTAATTGTGGTGTTTTCTTCGACTGCCATATATATTCCTTTTCTTAGTTAATAAACTTATTATATACCAACAAAAACGCCCCTGCAAATGCAAGGGCGTAGTTTTGTTCGGTTTTAACCTAAACTAGGCTTGGCGAGTCCATGTGCCAGCAATCTCTTGGATTACCCAGCCATCAACACCGTCACCAACTAAAGTAACATAATCACCAACTTTACCTAGTGTGTTGACTATATCTTTGTTGTCAGCAGCAGTAAAGCCGTTACCTGTAATTTTATCAGCAGCAGCTGGGTTAATTGTTACAGTTACGGTTCCATCTGATACTGCGCCTGCTGGGGTGTTAGCTGCGTTGTCACCACCATTACGGATGGTGAAGCTTAAACCAGCAGCAGTTGAAGGCAATGTGATAGTTGCGCTAGAGGTTAGATTTTGGATAACGCCACAGTCAGTAGCAGCAAGAGTTTTAGCTCCTATATCTGTGGATCCTCTTTTAGTTAAATACATATTGTACTCCTATTTCTTGGTTGTAGTGGTTTTCTTGTTTTCTGCGGCTATTTCAGCTGCCACAGCAACGCTGTCATCAGTAGCTGGGGTTGCGGGTGGAGTTGGCACTGTGACTTTTGCATCAGATTGTGATGCATTGGCTTCGGCTTCTAACTCTGCGTTACGCGCACGTAGTCTTTGCATCTCTTCTTCTTCTAGTCTTGATGACAACTCTACCCTGACAACGTCACCATCTTTTATTGGGCGTTCAAACGTCCACCCTAATTGCATTAATGCATCGGCAACTGGATTGCCCATTTTATTGCTGGCTTGTGCGACTAGTGTTTTACTGCCGTCTGGGCTTCGGTACACCCCTGATGGGTTAATTGTACCATTAGTGGTTTCTGTCTGTGGGCCTGTTGGGATTGGGTTCATTGTTTACTCCTTTTTATACTTTTTGATTAGGCAATTTTGTGAAGTCGAATTGCTTCGGCTTTGTTGGTAGGGATGAATGCATCGTAGTATCGGCGACCTTCAACGACTTTACCGTCAATACCTTGAACATCGTCAAGAATACGAACCATGTCGAATTTAACTGGTCGAACAACTACTGATTTGTGAACAATCATGAAACCAAAGTTAGCAACATAGTAAGTTGAAGGACAGACTATAATTTCCATGCCATCTACTTCACCGACTTTGCCAGTTATCAGGTTCTTCTGAGTGATGTCACATGCACGCATAAATTCTGGATCTCGCTTTACTAAGTTCCATGAAGTAGCGCTTAAGAACAATACTAGATCTGTTTGTGGCACTTCTGCATCAATAAGAGCAGCAACTTGAGTTAACATTTTGCTGTAAATGTCGCTTGAAGATAGAGAGCTAGTAGCACTCTGGCTGTTAGCAACTGCTTTAGCAGCTAATATAGCTAGGGTGTAAGTGTCAACAGTAGGGATAGAAACTTCACGAATTTGGCGGTCAACAGCTTTGTCAACTTCTTGTGCCATCATGCTGTCTTCTAGGCTGCCACGGTCAACAGAGAAAGTGAAAGCTTTGTCTTGTGACAAAACAAATGTCTGTGTGCTAGTACCTAATTCATTCAACTGACCGAATCGGTTAGTACCGGTTCGAACATAGTCGTTTTCTGTTACAGTGTCTACCGAGTAGATTGTTACAGAGTTTTTTCCGTTAAATTCTATACGAACATCGCTTTTGTTGACGATTGAAGCAGTCTTTGACTCGGTGTAAAACCTTTCGTCAATTATGCCTAGGGTCGAGGAGGCGTAATTCTGGGCCATAATAATAATCCTTTATCTTATTTATTGTACCCGCTCTTAAAGAAAGCATCTCTATCATAACCATCAGCTTTGGGGGCTGGTGCCATGCTAGCGCCTGCACTAAGAGTTTGGGCTTGTTGTAATTGGGCAAGTCTTTCTCGCTCTTGAGCTTTGGCTTGTTCAGCTACATGGCTAGAACCTGTCACTGCTTGAACTCTCGCTCTTGCTAGATCATGCCAATCTTGTAGATTAGCTGGGTTCGTCCAATAATCATAAGCTTGTTTACCACCTTGTTCGACCTTTTCTTTTAAGAACGTCTGCATAGAATCAGAGACCTCAGCTGTTACACTTTGTCCGACAAAGAACTCTGTCAAAACTCGGTTAAACTTTTCTTGCTGAACTTCTTGTTCTAATTTGTTAATTCTTAACTCGCTAGGGTCAAGATCGCCATCATTGTCATTGCCCAGTAATGGGACTATGCCAGAAACAGCTTTAGTGGTTTCATCTGCTAATGTTTTTGGTTGCCTGTTTGCGTGAAAATCCCGCTGGCTATTCCTTATCTCTTGAAGTAGTTTCTTTTCGGCTTCTGTGGTTGGCGTTGGCCTTCCAGTTTTAGCAGCCCAATCAGCTAAATCTTGGTCAAAGTTTGTCGCAACTTCATCAGTTTTAACTTCTGTTGTTGCATCTGCGGTGCCTGTGTTGGTTGGTGTGCTTTCAACTTGTGTGTTGCTAGCTACTGCATCCGACACTTGGGTTTGTACTTCTGGTGTCTGGGAATGACCTGTTTGGTCGCCAGTTTCAGTAGTAGCTCCAGTGTGAGTGGACTCGTCCATCCTGTTACTCCTATTCGTTGTTTTACTTGCAAACCACAATGATGTGGTCTAAAACGATTGTACTAGGGTTCAAGCATTCTGTCAACATAAGCAAGAAGATGCTCTGCTGTTGTGGCTTTATCGACAAATGAGGCTTTGTCCTCAGCCGTGGTGGCACTCATAGCAGAAGCTAGGGCTTTTGCCCTAACCCCTCTGATCTTTTCCACCAGATCAGCAAACGCCACATTCTGTGATTCTTGGCGATATGCTGCTTTGAGGGCGCGAATTTCCTCTTTTAACTCGTCATTATTGTTGGTTTTCATTCATCCCTCCTTGTGCTGATTGCATTGATGGCATTGGTAATGGCTTGTTATTAGCATCAGTCAATGGGTTCTCCATGTCTGCTAACTGGTTAGCTTGCTGTAACATCTTGACCTGAGAATCACCAACATGGGCAGGGTCTGGTTCGAAACCTAGTTTCTTCTCTATCTGACCTTTGACATGTGGGCTAGCATCTTTGTAATCAATGTTGATGTATTCCTTTGCAGGCATGTCATCATTGGGTGGTGCAGGTGGAGCGAGCATAGCGTTGAACTTGTCATCAGTCATAGATGGGTCAACTGTCTTCGCCATCCAGCGTTTAACTTCAATAGGATTAAATAGACCTTGTGGATCATCGCTGAACAACTGGAACAACTGGTTGTTCTTCTGCCCAACTTCCATCTGTTGTCTTTTCAGGGTTGAGTCTAACAGAACATTAACTTCAAACTCGCCATCATATTCATAAGGGTCGTAATTCTTGAACTCCACACCCATTGGTCCGACAACCTTGATAATAGTTTCTTGGGTAACAAATATCTGCAATATCTTCATGATGATTTGACCTAGTTGGGCAAACCCTTCTGATTCAAGATTAGTGATTTTCACACCAAACCTATCCTGGGCTTTGACTAACTGGCTACTAATCTCAGTGGCTGTCGTCCGGCTCTTAGCTTGTGCCACACCCTGAACGGCATCATCGGCAGCTGTGCTGCGTCTCATCCTATTCTCGGTCATGTTCATCTTCATAGCTAGATCTGGGCCGATGTTGGGTCTATCTAATGGTGTTAACGCCCCTTTAGGTATAGGGTAAACCGATCCTGATATAGACTCAATCTCTGGGGCTAGGTCTGCAAAGGCTGGGTCAATCTGCCACATAGGAGTGTTTATTAGCATAGCGTTGTCCATGTCCATGGAGGCGATATCAGATAACAGCTCGCTGTCATTCATGATGATAGCCATATCGCCCTCTGCTAGGAACTGTGAAGCATCAATAAGATTGCGTGCAGGGGCATAAGGCAAGAACGGTTTGATCTCTTCTAACTTCTTGACCGACTCAACCATATTGCCGTCAGCATCGGGTCTCTGAATCTTAACTTCTGATTCTTTGCGCTGAAACGGTATTGCACCTTCATAGATAACTGTCTCTCCATTAGCAATTTCATACATCATACCTGTTGGCAAATGATAAATCCTTGATACCCTGACTTGCCTCTTGATAGCTTCATCGCCTAGCGTGGAACCATTAAACTGATCTTTGAACTCTTTGTCTAACTTGTCCTTGCCTTCTGATTTCTTCTTGGCGTTCTCTTTGACTGAGTCTAATTTCTTATATCGTTTGACATAAGCATCTTTTTCAGGGTCATATATGGTAGCAGACTCCAATGTTGCTATATCCGCAAAATAGCTGTGACCCATGTATTGGGAATTAGTGATGTCAGTTGAATTTGGGTCAATGATTATATCTCTAGCTGGTATGTTCTCAATCTTTGGCGTGCCTTTGTCATCACCAACACCAATATGTAAAAACCCATTACCGTACAAGGCCATGTCTCTAACCCAACTCTGTTGCTTAATAGCAAAACGGTTCTGTAACAACACCCACTTCACGTAGTTGTTCAGTACATCTGTTTCTTTTGATTGCTCCACAGTGGTAGGGACGAACTTAAACTCAGGTAAACCAGAGGCGATATTCGACACTATCGTTTCAATGATAGTGTGGGCTTCTCGGACTATAACATCTGATTGTCCATCATAGGTTCGCAAGATTCTTTCGCCTTTATAGCTCTTATAGAAATCAGACCACTTATCTTTATGGTTCGACATGTAAGTGCTAGATTCAGACATCAGCTCTTTTAGCTTGGCAATACTCAATTTCTTGGGTTTTTTGCTATCTTCTGACAACTTTTCGTCTTTTTCGGAGGGCTGATCGTTCTTTTTTACCATTTCTGTGGTCGGTTCCATGAGTTTCTTTCCTTTTTTTGGTTGGTTTGACAATATTCTGGGTTGCATACTCTTGATTATAACCATTATAGGTACTCATCTGCAAGTTGATGGCTTTCGCCATGACAGTATCATCAAAGCTACCCTCCTGTGCATTGGCTCTACCTTGGTCATCTCTGACGTAGGTCATGCACTCCCTGATGAAATCAAGGTCTATATCATCAATATGATGTTCCCTCAGGGCTTGGTTAAGTGTATCTATCAGCACACTGTTCTTGTTGCGCCTAGTGGTCAACCAACCCATCTTACTAGTGCTAGTCTGAAACAACTCATCCTCTGATGTCTCTCTCCTATACAGGTTATGGTAGAACTTATTCCGGAGTGATTGCACAGTGGTCAACCCATGGTTGTTAACCTCCACCCCAACAAGGGCAAAGTTATACAGAACCCCCAATTGGTAAACAATATCACCTAGCATGTCAGGGTCAATATGCCCTCTCCACCTAGCCACTGTCTTAACCCCCACCTCGGTGTTCCTTTGAACATCAACAATAGAATAGTCACCATCCTTCTGCCCTGCTTCTCTAGTGATACCCTCTGCCACATCCACACCAATAGTGTATTTAGTGCCTTTCTGCGGTTCTTCAAAGACCTTCAATGGGGTAGGGTTATGACCTGTGATAGTCTTAGGGATAAAATCAAAATAATAACTAGCCTTGCCATTAGTGTTGATAGTCCTAATTTCTGCGAACCTAACCTCTCGCTGTTTCTCCTCGGCTCTCGCCTCTAGCTTCATCAAGGCTTTAATGTCAAAGACAGGACGACCGGTAGCAACAAACGCCTCCACATCATCCTTTGGATATTCCTGGTAAAACTTCTCTGGGTTAGTCCTAAACTCTCGTTTCTTAGCTCTCCTCCAGGCTATCTTGGGCATATGCACAGCCTGTGGATAACCCAACTGCTCAAACATTTCGATTAGTTCCTGCTCCTCCTCATCGAGTTCGCCAGTGACAGGTACGTTCAACTCGTAATCATCCATCTCATGCCATGCAACAAACAAAGGGGTGAACGATGACTCCCCTCTCTTGGCTGCTTGCCACTCATTGTAGAAATACCCACCCCACCACTAGCAGTGCTTTCTA